ACTGCGGCATCTGAATTTGTGAGCCTGACAGCAAACCAGTAATCTCATTTAATGGCTGTTGACGCATTGCCAACTGCCGAGACAACTCTTGTTGCTGTGCTGCATTTTGAGCAGCCATTTGTGATTGCTGTTCATTAAATCCTTGAGCACGGGCGCCAGTATCAAGGCTAATCCCTTGCAATGCTGCCTGGCTCAACAAGTCGTTTCGGTTCTGCCCTGCTTGCGTTTGAGCCGTCCTGTAAGCCTCTGATCCTGGCGTGATGCCCTGATTAGCAAGCTGATTTTCCATTGCGGCTTGCTGACGTTGCAGTTGTGGCTCTAAGCGAGACATGATCGCTTGTTGCCCCGTCATTCCTGCATTGACCGGCATTTGTGCAAGGTTAGACAAATCAAGGCGGGTTTGCAGTCCTTGACCTGCTGTTCCAGTAGGCGCAAAGGCTTTGCTAATCACATCTTGGGCTGTTGTTGCGCCAGTTTCACCAAGCCCAGCCAATAGCTTTTGCACCCGTTGTTGAGCAGCAAGAGTTTCAGTAGCCGTTGGCGTTAATTGTTGCGTAATCGTTGGCTGATCGTCTTTATAAGTGACAGTCTGCGAACCCAAAGGAGAAACAATATTTGGGTTAGCCATACGACCTTGCAAACGCGCTGTTTCTACGTTAGCCGCACCCTGTGCTTGAGCCGCACCTGTGTAATCAGGCGCTGCCGGTGCTTGCGGTTGAGATTTCCCAAAAACGTCACTAACTATGCCACCCATATCGCCTCCAGTTTCTTCAAGTAACGCGGCTGAATCCACTTCTCAGCATCGCGCTTCATCAATCCATAAATGCACAAATCGCCGTGTTCGCTTGCTTCTCGCATCACACCTTCTAACTTAGCGCCAAGATGATGTGCAAAACGCCGTGATTTTTTGTTCCGTTTATCAATGATCCCAGTTACTCGTTTGCACTTGTTCGTCACAAACGCATAGTGCATGACCGTTGAGATAAAGCCCGGCGTAATTGTGTCAGCAGAGATGTGCATCATAATGTTACGCGCGATATAGCCATTGAACACCACGCCGCCAATCAGCTCTTCATCATCGTTAACAAGACCAAACGCGACGTATAGACCCCAATCAGGTGAACGTCCCTGCTTCTGTGCAACATAGCGCCCAATGAGTTCTTTCGGCTCGGTAATGATCTTCATATACCTGCCCAGCCAGTCTGATACACCACATCAGTCGATGCCCATTCAATCTGCAAACCTTTGCTCGCGCTTTTCATCTGAATAGCACCGCAATAGCCGATACCTGTGATGCCTTGCCAGTTGTTCGTAATTGTTGCATCTGTGCCCCATAGACCTGTCCCCCACAATGAAGAGTCCCAGATTGCATACGTCTGCGGGCTAAACGATAGTGCTGCTGTCGTATCAGATACATCAAAATCGACGTTCATACCAACAAAGATAGCCGGTTGCCCATTAGTAAAAATGCTCGGTCTTGCGCGAGTGAAATACTTTTTTACACCGCGAGAGCCGTAATAGTTGAATGCTTGCAATGTAACTGCTTGAATGTTTGCAGCGTTGTCTTGATAGTCAAGCGTCCATGCCTTGCCGACGAAGCCATTTCCACCAAAGTAAGGGTCATCGTCGTAGATTTCCCAACAGTTAGCATTCCAGTTGGTGAAGTTACTCCACGCCTTTGTGATGTTGTTCATCACATATTGCTGTTGCTGAGAACCTTCCGCTACGGGCACATTCACAAACAAAGCATTGTTTTTGGCGTTATAGATAATTTGCCAGCCAAAGTTGTTTTGATACGCCCTCGTAGCCTCTGCAAACGCGCCTTGAATTTTGTCTGATAGTGCGATGCGAGGATCAAGCCTTGAACTTTGAACCGCCGACGCAAGGGGGTAAAGACCGTCAAGGGTTAGAATCAACAGATCGCCCGAATACTTGAACATGCACCGCTTGCCAATAGGAGTGCCTAATTTCCACACTCCGATCAGTGCCCAAGTCGATGCAGAAGCGGGATCAGTCCCGCGATAGGCAATGATCTCACCATTGCTAGTGACAAATACTAGGTTGTCGTCAGCGCCGTAACCTGCGTCAATCGTCCAAGTTCCAATCGCCACAAGATAACCACCAAAACGACAGATTGAACTCAGGTCTAGTTGTTCAGCAGCACCACCAACTGAGGAAGTCGGCAGATACCATGCTTTGAGGGTGTTCTTTTGAATGAACCAAACCCTGTTTTTAAACAGCGTCACATCATCAAGCGTTGTAGTTGTGACCCCTGTGATTGCAGGAGTCGAAATCGCTGTGATGGCTGTCCACGTCGTGCCATTGTAAAGCAAGGGTGCATCTGTGCCATTGGCGCAATACATAAACGCCCCGCCTGGGGTAGAGACGTTTACATACTCCCATTTAGAGTTAGTCAGTCCTGAGACGACTGCCGCACCTACCGCACCGCCTGATGTAACGTTGTAGATTTTGCCGCCTGCTACTGCAAACAGCTTTTCAGAGTTGCCGCCTGAGTAGTTAAACAGGCTCTCAACTTGCCCAGGAATCCCAGTTGCGAACTGCTGATAACCGCCCCGCAGATTGACGCTAGAGACTGTAGGGAACATATTGGTAAGCTGAACGGCATCCGTAGCTTCCATGTTGGCAAGCGAGTCACGGGCGTTCCAGCCACCAATTGGAGCAGGCAAGGAAGCTACTTGCGCGGCTGCGCCTTGAACCATCATGCGTTGGCGTGCGCTGCGTGCCATCAGTTCGTACCGTATCCCGAGTCGGGAATGTTGTCGTAGCCGATCAGGACTGTGCCTGGACGCGGTGCGAGAGACAAGTTGGCAGACGACATATCGAGAGCTTTAGCAGCCTCAAACTCGGTCATGTAGTTACGCATCATCGCTGTAGTGTCAAAGCCTTTTGCCTCGAAATACTTTAGCTTTGTCGCGTTGACCATTAACCGATCAGGATAGATGCAGGTGTCGGTATCAGCAGTAAACGAGTTCTTGACTGTGCCATCAGCAGCAGCCGCCCATCCCTTGCTGCGGTACTCCAAACCAAGATATTCTGCCGTCGACATACCCGGCCATATTTGGAAGTACGCACCAAGCAAACGCCAACGGATACGCGGGCCAGTTGAGATATAGCCTGACAACAGCCATTCCCATTGCTGTGCATCTTCCGGCCCGAGCATTTCCCAATGCTTGGATTTATCCCACATAGTGCGCGGGACAAGGCTTTCGTAATCGCTTGGGAGCGAATACTTGATTTTCTGAAAGTAGGCAGTAGCACCTGCGGCGCTTGCAGAGAAGTCCTGATTGACTGTGACTTGCGTAGATGAGTCTACAGAGACGATATAGGTATTCTGATTGATGCCTGTGCCTTGAACCTGATACGTCGTATCAAGCCCCGCAGTTGATGCCATCGTGATCGTGCGGGCTGCGGTCGTCCAAGTGCCGGTGGTGGTGATGTATTGCGTATAAAACGTGTGCTGCTTAGTCAATTCCCGCCAAGCGTGGCGACGCAGAAACTCGTATCCATTCGCGTTCATCAACGCGAGAATTTGGATAACGTCCTGATTCGTGTTGCCTGCTACGCTTGTCGGGGTTGCAACGCCAAGCTCGTTAGTTACTTGCTGCACTAACTCCAGCATCGTTGTCGTTGACATTCTCTTTCCTCGGTCGGCCAGGTTTGCGCTGCTCCAATAGCATCGCCATCTGCGCCTCAAGTTCTTTCAGTTTTGCGCGGGTTTCTTCCAACTCACCGCTGGAAACCTTTTGATTCTTGTTCAGCAGGTAATTCCGCGCACGTTCGCGCAATCCTACGCCACCCATGCCAATCCGTTGAAGCTGATTATCGCTTGCCGTGGCAACTTGTTCAACCGTCTGAAACTTCAGAATTTGCAACTCAGCCAGTTGGTTGTCGTTCAGTTCGTCAGGGCGGTCTTGAAACCAATCTTTCAACGGCACGCCGATAACCGGGCCATCGCCGCTTTGCATCTGAAAATGCAGCCATTGCCGGGGAAACCGCTCTTTGTGGTCATCCCGCACCGGCTGATCAATTACCGTGGTCTTGTCTCCTGGCACTACAATTCGCACGAAAGGTTTTCCCTTGTAGGGGTCTTTCTCGTAGTTGTAAAACTCAACGTAAAGTTGCGAATCTGCATTGTTAATATCTGAATCAAGTGCCATGATTTTCTCCTGTGGGGATCAAATGTTGTTGACTTGCGTCACCGTCAAAATGACGGAGGGTATTGCTGGAACTGGGCTGCTTGCTGCTTGCGCCAAAATTTGGCATCGAGTGTCATCAGTTGACCACATCAATTCAAAATACTGCCCTGCTGTAAAATTTGTTACATAATTCCATGCAGCAATTAATTCTGCTGTTGATCCTTGCACCGCAGTTTTTCCTGCCGAATTTGCTACATCTGAACCATTAACTCTTAGCCAAATATAAGTATTTCCTACCGCACCCGCTGTTTTGTGCAACTGCGCCGAAAACTGAATGTTGTAGACACCTGCATTGGCTATCAATATCCGTGAAGTCGGAGTGCTACGAGAAACCCCTACCGATAAATCAGTCGTGTTAAACGTCATCGCATAGGCAGTATTGATAACCGCTGCCGATTGCGTTGTCGTATCGTAAAACGAACCGTAATTCAGCTTTGGGAATGCCCCGTTATAGCCTTGCGAGCACTCCCACACCGCCCTAGTAACCGCATCAAAGATCGCTGTGCAATTCGGTGGGACACTAACTGAGCTTGCACCCGCTATCGTTGTCGTCGCTTCGTATGGATAAACTTTGAGCGCATTTGCCCCGCTGTTTGTTATCCATATCGTTTCGCCTTCTTCGCTCGAAGGAAGTAACACCCCTGTGCCGGATGCAACAGTCGATAGGTTGTTGTAGACCTTAACAAGCTGTAACGCATCCGTTCGCGTAGTTCCCGCAGCAGTCAGACTCGTCGAACCGTCTCCACATATAGAGATAGTCGAGAGTTGACTGACACCCGAACCGAGAACCCGCGACGGTATTGGCATTAGGCAGTAACGACCGATGCCCAAGTGGTTGCGCTAGTCGCAAAGAACAGCGCAGCCTTGTTGTTTGCCATCGTCACGCTTGCAGCAGCAGCGTTAATGGTCGAGCCGGTCGGCGGGTAAACAGTAATCGTCTGTCCCGAAGCGTTCCAAATACCAACCATTGCACCGACTTCGGTCGGAGGCAGCTTCACACCGGTCGAAGCCGAAGAAGTGGTAATGGCGTTGAAAACAGCCGACAGTTGCAGCGCATCGGTAGCGGACGAACCCGTAGCGACGAGGGCAGTTGCGCCATCACCGCAGATAGATTGCGCCGACAGGGGAGAATTGCCAGCACCGAGAACACGCGAAGGGATAGCCATGACTGCTCCTTATTTAGTGCCAACAATGCGTAGATCGCGCTGTGGCAAGTGAAAAAATGGTTCTTGGAATTGCACATTCTGAAAACCTGCTTCGGTAAACAGCGCACCGATTTCAGCTTTAGAGTAACACCAATGATGCCGCATCGTATCAGGTTCGGGCATTCCGAACAATGCTCGCCCAATCAAGTCATCATGCCGATAACCCGCATTCCACAAGGCAATCACGTTATCAAGGCATGGCATCTCAAGCGATAATTGACCACTTGGCTTCAGCACCCGCCGCCATTCCAGTAAGGTTTGTTTCACCTTAAGACGTTCAATATGCTCAAACAAGTGGATAGCGGAAATTTCGTCGGCGTGGTCATCCGGCAAATCAAGTTTCGTTACATCGGACAGCAAATCCTGATCCCCGACGCAATCGACGTTGATCCAGCCAGGCCAAGACCTATCACCAGCCCCTAAATGGAGTCGAATAGCGTATCCCATGCCGCTCCAATCTGTTCGGGGGAATAGTGCATTTGGATGTATCGCTGTCCTTCCCGCACCAAGTCATTCAATTCGTGCCGTAC